ATTCTGTTTGACGCTACATCTAATGCTTTTTGTATTGAGTTGGGTGAAAACCAGAGCGGTCATCACGATTACAACTCTTTTGGCGGTTTGACTAACAATGCAGGCAGTGGAAAAACTGGCGATATTCTATTCACAACTGTGGGTCACTCTTCTGCGGACACTTATACGATCATGTTATACATGCGTAAGAAGTATGCGTAGGGAGTAACTAGATGGCAACTCGTAAAGCTACGATGCCAAAGCGTAACAAAAAGAATTTCCGCCCTACAAAATCTGGGGCGGGAATGACAAAAGCCGGTGTTGCAGCATATAGAAAAGCTAACCCCGGTTCTAAATTAAAAACGGCTGTAACGGGAAAAGTTAAACCGGGCAGTAAGGATGCAAAGCGTCGTAAATCATACTGTAGTCGTTCTAAAGGCCAGATGAAGATGCATAACATAAATTGTTCAAAAACACCGAAAAAGCGCATTTGCGCTGCTCGTAGGAGATGGAAATGTTAAACCAACAGTTTGTGGTAGGCACTCTTTTTGTTGCTTTAGTAGGCATATGCGTGACGGGAGTTACTTGGATATCGTCTACTCTGATTGACGTGGACAAGAACATAGCTGTTATGTCTATACAAACAGAGCAGAATAGTAAAAAGATAGATGAACTACATGTCATGCTGAAGCCTATGTGGGAAGAGTTCACAGGGCGTAGCTTTGAAAATAATGCTGTTTATAAGAAATAAGTGAGGTTCAACATGACCAGTGCAGTTAATTTAGGGGCAGGAGCCTGTCCAACTCGTAAAAGTAGTGTTGTACGCATGAAAAAAGGAGGGAAGGTGAAAAGTGGTGGTAAGATCTGTCCCAAGGGGAAAGCGTGGGCCAAACGTACATTTGACACATACCCGTCAGCGTATGCAAACATGGCAGCCTCAAAGTATTGTAAAGACCCCAACTACGCTAAGAAATCAAAGGGAAAGTAATGGGTCAGTTAAAGGAATGGGTAAAACAGGATTGGGTTAGGATCGGATCAGATGGCTCTATCAAAGGTAAATGTGGTACTTCAAAAGATAAGAGTAACCCTGATCGTTGCTTGCCTAGAGCTAAAGCTAATAGCTTGTCGAAAAGTGAACGAGCTACAACGGCTCGTAAAAAGAAGCGGGCAGGCGCTAAAGGAAAAACTACAGTCGCTAATACGAAAGCTGCGAAGGTAACAGGTTTAAAGAACGGTGGGGCTGTAACAAAGCCTAAACGACCGTTTAATGGTAAAAGGGTTGCGGGAACCGCTGTAGCACGAGGGTGTGGTGCAGTTATGGCTAACCGTAGAAAGAGAACCAAAGGTTCTGTAAGTCAAGCATAGGAGCAAAAAATGGCGAAAGAATTTATGACTATGGAAGAGTATTCAGCTTCTCTTGTTGGTGGCGGGATGCGCTCAAAGGGCATGGCTAAAGGCGGTAAAGTTGGCATGAAGAAAAAGGGCTATGCTAAAGGTGGTAAAGTCCAAAAGATGATGGCTGGCGGCATGATGAAGAAAAAAGGTTATGCTAAAGGCGGTAAAGTTCAAAAGATGGCCAACGGCGGCATGATGAAGAAGAAGGGCATGGCTAAAGGCGGCAAGGTATAAGATTTTGCCCTACCTTCAAAGCAATATTCCGCACTTCAAGTGTTGGGTGCGGAGAGAATATACGTGTAACCACTCTAATTATCATGGCGAGTTTCTTCACGCTATGGCGATTGCGGTTACCACAATGCCCAGCCGGTGTCTAAGTTTTCAGATGATATTCACCGGCTGTGAGGCTGATGGCACGGATGACCCTAATGTTCACGGAGGAGCTATGTGGGCTCGTATGCCCATAACAGCCCTTGTTGGCGACACGCCCTTTGAAGAATGGCCAGAACCTATGCCTGTCCATTTAGCTCAACCTTGGGACTGTATGTCCCATACACACGCTGTTTATCGTTTAGATAGAGCTCATCCTTGTCCGTGGTTAGCTAAGATAGGGCCTGATTTCTTCCCGGCTAAATATTACTTTACGGTGGATTATACGGAGAGTGAAATAGCGGATGATCCTGCACAGCATAAGCAGAGTCATGTTTTAGAGTTGCTAGATGCTGGTGAATGGACGGGAAATATCGTTGCGTTGCCTAATAATCGTGTTCGTGTTACACATCCAGCGTGGTTTGAAACGGGGCAAGGTGCACCAGATTTCTTACCTTCACAGCATATACACTATTCAAAATCTGATTTAGACTATACAATGGACGTAAATCAGATCTTCGACAACTTGTATGCGAAAGATAAGTAATGGCTGTATCAGGAAGTGTAAACTTTGAATTAGACGTAGCTGATTACGTTGAAGAAGCGTTTGAGCGTTGCGGCTTAGAGGTAAAAACAGGGTATGATTTAGTTACGGCTAGGCGTTCGTTGAACCTTATGTTGGCAGAGTGGGCTAACCGAGGGTTGAACCAATGGACCATTGCACAAAGAACCCAAGCTCTTACCTCTGGCACAAGAACGTATGCTTTATCTGCGGACGTTATTGATATATTAAGCGCCGTGGTGACACGAAGCGGTACAGACTTTGCTTTGACTCGTGTCAGCCGGGACGATGATCTAAACATCCCCAATAAAGAAACAACGGGTCGTCCAACACAATTTTTCTTAGATCGTCAGGTAACACCTAGTTTACGAATTTGGCCCACTCCAGAGAATAGTACCGACGTTATCGTGTATAACGCCCTCACACGTATGGATGATGCGGACACGCCTATAAACACCTTGGATATGCCTTTTCGATTTTACCCCTGTTTAGCCGCGGGGTTGGCTTACTACATATCTTTGAAAAGAGCGCCTAATCGTACTCAAATGTTAAAAGCTATTTATGAGGAAGAGTTTGAAAGAGCTATGGGAGAGGATCGTGACCGGTCCAGCTTTACCGTTACACCAGAGTACGCTTATTTCAGGACGAACTAATGGCTAGGTATGCCACAGGGAAGTATGCAAAGGCTATATCAGACCGTTCCGGTTTAGAATATCGTTATAAAGATATGCGAAAAGAGTGGAACGGTTTGCTTGTTGGTAGGGATGAATTTGAAAGAAAGCATCCTCAGTTGGGACCTTTTCGTAAAATACACGATCCACAGACTTTGAAAGATCCTAGACCTAACAATAATAGCATACCGGTTACGGTAAAATTTCCTGTTTTCAGCACAGTGACTCTGCAATATGAGTTAGTTCCACGAGCTTACGGATTTGTGGGAACGGTAACTTTTGGTGGAGATGTTGTAACTCCCACTGATGCAACTGTTACAGGCGTTACCGCAACAGGTGCTGTTGGCACTGTTACAGCCTCTGGAACAGGGACATCCATAGCGGCTACTTATACTGTTACAGTTGCTTCTTATCTTGGAGCTAACAAATATTATATAAATGGAGTTAGACAGGACACGGTTAGTTTGTCAGAAGGCAGTACCTATAGGTTTGATCAATCGGACAGTAGTAATTCCGGGCATCCTTTAAGGTTTTCTACAACTTCTGGTGGCACTCATAGTGGTGGGTCTCAATACACAACTGGTGTGACCACAAGTGGGACACCGGGTTCATCTGGGGCGTATACGCAAATCACAGTTGCCGTAGGGGCTCCAACACTGTATTACTATTGTACGAACCATAGTGGTATGGGTGGACAGGCGAACACACCATGAGCTTTACATACACTACATTAAAGTCTGCTATAAAAGACTACACAGAAAACCAAGAGACTACTTTTGTGGCTCATCTGGTGGACTTTATTAAGTCTGCGGAAGAACGTATTTTTAAAAGTGTAGATCTGGAATTTTTTCGTAAAAATGTAACTGGAACAACTACGTCAGGTAACCAATTTTTAGCTGTGCCTGATGATTATCTATCCTCTTTCAGTTTATCTATTGAAAGTTCTAGCTCAAAACAGTTTTTGTTATTTAAGGATGTAAACTTTTTGCAAGAATACAATCCAAACTCCGCAACAACAGGAACGCCTAAGTACTATGGCATTTATGATTATCAGAACTTTTTGCTGTCACCGACACCTGATGCAGCATATTCTGCTGAATTACATTATTACTATAGGCCGACAAGTTTGACACAAAGTCAGGTTGTACTGACATTGAGCAGCGTCAGCGGCACTTTCGTGGCTAATGAAACAATTACGGGAGGAACCAGTGGGGCCAACACCACTATTTCTTCTGTTGCTAGTAGCACGACTTTTAATATCGTGCTCCCAAGCACGGACTTTACAGTTGGTGAAACGGTCACTGGAGCAACCAGTGGGGCTACGGGAACAGTGGTTTCTACTTCGTCAGATTCTACTACAACATATCTAAGTGTTAATGCCCCTAACGCAATTCTGTATGGAAGTTTAGTTGAAGCTTACACCTATATGAAGGGTGAGGCCGACGTTCTCAAAATGTACAGTGAAAGATTTGTAGAGTCTTTGGTTCGCCTGAAAGATCTAGGCGAGTCCAGAGAAAACGATGACGCTAACAGACAGGGGCTACCAAGAAGGCCCCGTACATGATAATTGCTATTGTTGGTTTAGGCGGCAGCTATGCAGATTACATAGCTGCACGAGTGGCTTCTCACGAATTTGATGAAATCTGGGGAATAAACTGTATCGGCGGTATCATACACGTTGATAGGACGTTTATGATGGACCCTGTTACTCGGTTTATAGATACAGAAAACGCGGGATCACAAACGGGTATAGCTAGAGAGTTTTTATCTAACAACACAAAACCAATATATTCTTGTGTGCAACATGAGGATTTTCCAGCGATTGAGTTGTACCCCTTAGAAAAAGTAGTTAAATCAACAGGTTACTGCTATTTCAACAACACTGTGGCATATGCTATCGCTTACGCTGTATGGAAAAAAGCGAAAAAGATATGTTTGTATGGCATTGATTTTACGTATAAAAATGTAAATATGGCCGAGTCCGGAAGAGCTTGCGTAGAGTTTTGGTGCGCCATAGCGGCATCTAAAGGAATTAAGCTTGAAATTGCACACCGTTCTGGTTTGTTGGATACAAATGTTCCGGAAAATGAAAAACTTTACGGTTACCATAGATTGGACGATCCGTTGGTGCAAACAGTTCAAGATGGTAACATCTTGATAACAAGACAGTCTGAGGTAAAACCGCCAGAACCGGTGGAGTCAGACCCTATTATTTTTGGGAGGCATGATAATGTTTGAAGTTAATGTTGGATCAGTGGGGTCCGTTAATGTCGTTTCGTCTGATAATGGTGGTTTATCTAATGATCAGATTGCGGACATGGCGGCAAATAAGATAATTTATATATCTGACGAGGCCCCGGAGCCTATTCGACTACAGGCAGAAGCTTTTAAAGATAGAGTAAGAAATTTAGTGCAATATTATGTAGAGTTGGCTAGAAGGGAAGAACGTGCTACAATTTGCGCGAAGATCCGTGAGGCGGGTCAACATCAACTAGCTGACGCTATAGGGAGACTGTAATGGCAATAGCACAAGCAATGTGTACCGCATTCAAGCA